GAAAATGCTTCCGCCTGATTCAGATCCTCAAGCAGAACTCAAGTATGACGGTCAAGGAAAGGTTAAAGGTCTTTAATGGAATCACAAAATTTAATGGGGTTGACAGGAAGATTTTTTCACTTTGTTGGTGTTGTGGAATGTATTCTTGATCCTGAAAAACTTGGTCGCGTTCGGGTAAGAGTTTTAGGAGAGCATACACAAGACAAAGTTGAAATTCCTACTGATCATTTACCGTGGGCAATGGTTGTTATGCCCGTGACTTCTGCATCTATATCAGGGGTTGGAGAATCTCCTCTCGGTCTTATGGTAGGTTCATGGGTTGTTGGATTTTATCTTGACGGAGAAAACAAACAACAACCTTGCATTCTCGGTTCTTTGGGTGGATTTCCTCTTGATCCTCCTTTTGGTGATGTTGGTTTTAATGACTTCACTGAATGTTTTCCGCAAGAGGACAAACTTGAAGAACCAGACACAAATAGACTTGCAAGAGGAATTGTCGGTGAACATGTTAAAGATCATGTTGCCGTTACTGTCAGAAAAGAATCAGTAATGAACAATATTGCAACTGCCGCAGATCAATGGTCAGAACCAGAAACACCTTATGCTGCAATTTATCCTTACAATTATGTATGGGAAGGTCCGTATAATCCAAAATGCGATGGTTGCGAATGGGGACATTTAGAAGAATGGGACAGCACACCCGGAGCAGAACGATATTTCAGACAACACAAAACGTCACAAAACTTTCTTGAAATTCACCCTGACGGGAAAGAAGTACGAAAAATTTATGGAGATGGATTTGAGATTGACTTAGGATCAAAACATTTGTACATTGAAGGTGATTATCGGGTTACTGTCATGGGAAACAAAGATGAATACATTAAAGGAGACTATTGGCAACACATTGAAGGTGATTATATCAGAGTTGTAGAAGGCGATAAGATTTGCATGACTGAAGGGAAAGACGCCTTGACTTCTCAAGATGAAATAATTCAAAGAGCAAAAGGAAATATATTCGTTGCCTCAGAACAAAACCTGATAAATCAAGCAAATATTGATATAAATATTCTTTCTGGTTCAAAAGTCAAAATATCTTCTGTTCAAGAATCAACAATAGGAATTGGTACTTATTCTCCTATCACAATTGAACCCATCCCGCCAATTAACGTTGATTCAGATAGTTTTCCTTCTGTTACATTAAAATGCGATGAAATGAACCAAGAAAAGGATACCATTTCAAACACCATTATCCCAGAAATTCCCGCATTTTCATTAGAAGCATCCTCAACGTTTGACGCTCAAGTAAAAGTTGTTCCGGATAAAATTTATGTTGACGCCGACGATATTCATGAATTAGGTGAAACGTATTTTAAAGAAGACGTTCATTTTAACAAAAATGTTTTTGTTTTCAACACACTAAACGTCAATGATGATATCAAAGTTGACGGAGAATTGCATGTTGGAATGGACGCTTATATAGGCAACTTTCTTGAAGTAGTTGAAGCAATATGGGGTATTGTAGTAGAAACTCCGGGCATGCCGCCAGAAGAAGCAGACGTTCCAACAAAAGCAGAAGAAACAGAAAAAGCGACAATCACAGAAACATCCGAAATACCAGACAAAACTTATTCGCCTAATAATAAATCCACAACTCCGGTTGAGCCAGACGATTATTTTGAATGCGAAGAAAGCTAATAAATACTAAAAGAATGAATCAAAATTTTTCTAATGGTCTAAAATGGCAAACAGATATAACTATAGTTACATTGAATCAAATCCAAGCAGAACATACACGGATTTAAACTTTTCGTTTGCGAAGCATCCAATAACAAATGATGTTGCGAAAAAAACAAACGAGGAAGCAATCAAACAAAGCCTAAAATCTTTAATTTATCTTGGGAAAAATGAAAAACCCTTTCATCCTGAAATAGGTGGAGGGATATATGATTTCTTGTTTGAAAACATTGCTGAAGAAAATCTTGATGTTATTTTAGAGAAAAAAATCCATCATGTATTAAGTGTTTACGAACCAAGAGCGGAAATTCGGGGAGTATCAGTAAAAGCCTCTCCAGAAAGAAATGGATTCAGTATTTCGGTTTATTTTGTCGTCCTCAACACACTATCTCCAGTAACCCTAGACATGTTTCTTAAAACAGTCAGATAAGGAATTAACATGGCAAACAATCTTGCAGAAATAAACATTACGGAACTTGATTTTGATCTTATCAAGAAAAATTTAATTGATTATTTCAAAGCCGATCCTACTTTTTCTGACTATGAATTTGAAGGATCAGCACTGAATATTTTGATTGATATTCTTGCATATAACACCCACATGAATGCAGTTATGGCAAACATGAGCGCAAATGAAATGTTTATTGACTCTGCCCAAATGCGGTCATCCGTCATTTCATTAGCAAAAGCTCTTGCGTATACTCCTAGAAGTGTACGAACAGCAAAAGCAGAAATTTCATTAACGTTCACGGGTGTTTCTGGTTCTCCTGCTTATATCACAGTTCCAGCCGGCACCCGGTTTTCATCTAACTCAAAATACATTTTTAGTTCAAAAGAACAGTGTTTTGCATATCCCACTGACACTGTTGGCGTATATTCTTGTCCCAAACTTGAAATTTATGAAGGGATTATGAACGATTTTTCTTATACTGTCAACTATAATGATCCTAATCAACGATTTATTATCCCGAGCATAAACGCGGACACTTCTTCTCTTTCTGTCAGAACATTGTCCGGAGCAACCACAACTGCTTATTCTTTAAATCAAAATATTACTTTGCTGGATCCATCTTCGCTTGTGTATTTCTTGCACGAAAATCCGTCTGGTTATTTTGAAGTTTCTTTCGGTGATAATATTTTGGGCAAACGTCCAATTAATAACTCTAAAGTTATTCTTTCTTATATTGTATCATACGGCAAAGAAAAAGCAATCAATTCTTCAATTTTTACTCCTTATCAGCCAATCAGTGGATATTCATCCTACACAATAAAAACGCTTATTTCTGCTTATGGAGCCGCCGAGAAAGAGCCAAAGGAAGAAATTGCGACTCGGGCACCAAGAATGTACAAGGCGCAACACAGGGCGGTTATTACAGAAGATTATGAAAATTTTATGCTGCAAGAATTTCCGTTCATTGAATCACTTTCTGTTTGGGGAGGTGAGCATAACGACCCACCGATTTATGGTAAAGTTTTCTTCTCAATAAAACCTTCCCATACCGAATATCTTTCTGACAATTTAAAAGCAAAGATCAAAGAAGAACTTATTAAAAAATTTAATGTTGTCACCGTCATTCCTGAAATAGTTGATCCGACATATCTTTATATTTTGTCGGATGTTAGCGTAATGTTCAATAAAGCAAAAACAGTTCTGGCTGAATCAGGAATCCAAAGCAGAGTAAGAGAAGAGATTTTAAAATATTCAAATTCTTATCTCCAAAAATTTAACTCAACATTTTATTTTTCAAAACTTCTTGGAATCATAGATGATATTGATTCAAGCATTTCTGGTTCTTTGATGGATTTAACTCTTATGGCAAAAATATTTCCAAGAACTGGAGTTGAAGAGCAATTTACAATAAATTTCTCAAATGCAATTGTACCGGGTTCCGTGTTTTCAACATATTACAACACTGGTGTTACTGGATCAACTGCAAAACAAGCAATTTATGATGATGGAGAAGGGAATCTTTTAACTAGGGATGCATTGTTAAATATGCCCGTGTTTAATAATATAGGAACGGTTGATTATACAACAGGAAAAGTTCAATTTTCTGTTCTTCCTTATTCAGTTCCATCTGATACATTTGATATAAGAATTCATGCAACTCCTGTTTCTGAAAACATCCATTCAGAAAACAACCAAATCATCATGATGGACGATTCAGCAGCAAAACAAGATTTTAATCGGAAACAAGGTATTGTTACCCATGTAACCGCGATCAATCTTGATTACAAATAATTTTTTGATCAACAAAACGAGAGACAATAAATGGATGGTATGAACGATAAAAAAATAACAGCATTAATTGAAAATTCTATCCCAAAATTTGTCACGATAGAATATCCTCGTTTTGTTGAATTTCTTAAAGTTTATTATTCTCAGCAAGAAAATCAAGGCCAGCCTTATGAATTTTTGGCGAACTTATTAAATTATGCAAACATTGACGAAACAACACTTGAGTATCTTGAAAATTTCAGTGAACAATTCTTATCCGGCCTTCCACATGAAAGACTTGCAGCACTTGATAAAAGGAATCTGATAAAGAATATTAAACAATTTTATCAATCTGTGGGGACTGAAGCATCAGTAAAATTCTTATTCAGGATTCTTTTCAATGAAGACGTTACATTATATTATCCTACTGTTGACATTCTTCGTGCCTCAGACGGAAAATGGCAGAATGATTTTGTTATTAAAGTGACAAATTCACAGCAAAACGATGAAATTAAAAGACTTGAAGGCTCAGAAATATACGGTTTCTCTTCTGGAGCTAAAGCACTGGTTGAAAAAGTCAAAACTTATATTGCTTCAAATGGATATTATGTTGCTGAATTGTTCTTAACGCAATACGACTTAATGAATCCAATAACAAATTTCCAAGTCAACGAAAGTGTTATTGGAACATCTTATGATGGATATAGATTTAATGAGAAAATTTATTCAATCATTAGTGATTATGAAATTCTTGTTCCTGGATTAAACAATTTGCCGGGTGACTTCATTAATATTCAAAGCAACACGGGCGTGGATGCTTTTGTTCTAGTTGATGAAGTTCAAAAAGGGAGCATAGAAAATATTGAAATTATCAATGCTGGAGAAAATTATGCAATAAATGACGAAATTGTTTTTACTTCTGAATCTGGCCTGAAAGCAAAAGCAAGAGTTTCAAACGTTGATGTTAATGGCGGAATTACAGAAATTAAAATACTTAATAATGGGTATGACTATCAAGAAATTCCACGCATTGATATTGATACTGAAAATGGAACCGGCGCTGAACTTTATCCGGTATCATCTACTATCGGAGCAATCAAGAAACTAAAATTCATTTCTTTTGGTGTTAATTATTCAAACAACGAATCGGTTTCATTCCCTTATTCGTTTCCTATTAATTTTTCATCTGTTCCTTCTGAAATAAATCCATTTCAGAACATTTTTGTTTATAATGTTATAGGAGGATTTGCTGTAAATGATGAAATTGAAGGTTCAATTTCTGGAGCAACAGGGACGATTAGACGATATTCAAATAATATAATGGGCATTGCATTAATTGATGGAACTTTTATTGAAGGAGAAACCATTACTGGTCCATCAGGAACAGGAATAATTTATAAACAATCAATTGCAATGATAAATTTTCTTTATGGTGCTATTGGAAACTATAAAGGATATTTCAGAAATACAGATGGTTTCCTAGACTCTAATAAATATCTACAAGACTCTTATTATTATCAGGATTTCTCTTATGTTATCAATACAACAAAAGATAAATCTCTATGGATTAACCCGTTAAAGAATACAATTCATCCAGCGGGTTCTATTGTATTTGGATTGATGGAAAAAGGAAGCGAACTTTATTCTTCTTCTATTGGTGGTATTATTTCTCCGTGGCTCAACACGACAGAATTTTATAAATTCAGATTTGAGTATCAACCATTTGATGACGGATTCTTGTCAGAATTTGGAAATACTCAAATATCCTCATTTGAAGATTTTTATCTTTATGAACTTGGTTGGCTCAGTCCTAATGATTACACAGAAGATCCTGATCATTTGACTTTAAATGCTTCAAGAAAATCTAATATTTGTCTTGGTTCTGATATAAAAATAGGAGATTTTGAAGGCCCTCTTAATATTGATTTAGTGAATTATTTTCTTATTGATGAAGACAATCCTTTAAACACAATTTAAAATAAAGACTTCATGATCAATTACGATAAACCAAAACAATTACATGAACTTGATAATGTCTCTTTTTCAATAACAGAAAATTCTTTACTCCCTTGTCAAAGTGATATTACCGATAGATTAGGAAATATCCGAATTGTTGATGTTATCAGGAACATTTCTCTTGATGATATCAGAGATGGCGTTTTTTATCAAAAATTCACAGTTGATGAAAAAAATTATTGGAATGCTCATGCAGCATCAAAAAATAATCCTCATACAGTAACAAAAGAACAAATTGATTTGGGATTTGTTGACAATACAAGTGACTTAGATAAACCTCTTTCAACAGCAGTTATTGACGCTTTAGCATTAAAAGCAGATAAAATAATAGTTGATAATTTAATATCAGACGTTGAACAATACGCAATTGCAGCAGCAGCAAGCGCGGGTTCCGCTTCAACCTCAGAAACGAATGCAGCAACCTCAGAAATTAATGCAGCGACAAGCGCAAATAATGCTTCAATTAGTGCTTCTAATGCTTCAATTAGTGCTTCTAATGCTTCAATATCCGAAACGAATGCAGCAGCAAGTGAATCAGCCGCGGCTTTGTCAGAAACGAATGCGGCCACAAGCGCAACAAACGCAGCAACCTCAGAAACAAATGCGGCTTCTTATGCTGCGGCCGCCAATGCATCAAAAACAGCGGCCGCGACAAGTGCAACGAATGCAGCAGCAAGTGCTTTAGCGGCGGCAACCTCAGAAGACAATGCTGCCACATCCGAAACAAATGCAGCATCAAGCGCAAGTTCCGCAGGAACAAGCGCAACGAATGCGGCAACCTCAGCAACGAATGCAAATAATTCAAGAATAGCAGCAGCAACCTCAGAAACGAATGCGGCTAACTCAGCAAGTGCCGCCAATGCGTCAAAATTAGCCGCTGCCGCATCCGAGAGCGCAGCAGCATCATCAGCAACGAGTGCGGCGACCAGCGCAACACAGGCTGCTTCCTCTGCTTCCTCGGCTGCTTTATCAGCAAGCGCAGCAGCTTTGTCAGAAACAAATGCGGCAGCAAGCGCAAGTTCCGCGAATGCATCAAAACTTGCGGCAGAAACAGCGGAAACGAATGCGGCGGCAAGTTCCGCCAGTGCAGCGACAAGCGCAACGAATGCGGCAAATAGTGCAACAGCAGCAAACACGTCAAAACTTGCGGCTGCGGCAAGCGCAACGAATGCGGCAAATAGTGCAACAGCAGCAAACACATCAAAACTTGCAGCAGCGACAAGCGCAACGAATGCGGCAACATCTGAAACGAATGCGGCAGGATCAGCAACAGCGGCAGCGACAAGCGCAACGAATGCGTCCAATAGCGCAACATCGGCAGCGACAAGCGCAACGAATGCGGCAGGATCAGCAACGGCAGCAAACAATTCAAAACTTGCGGCGGCAGCAAGCGAATCAGCAGCGGCTTTGTCTGAAACGAATGCTGCCAATAGTGCATCAGCGGCCTCTTTGTCTGAAACGAATGCTGCCACATCAGAAACAAATGCAGCGACAAGCGCAACGAATGCGGCCACATCAGAAACGAATGCAGCAGGATCGGCATCATCGGCGGCAAGTTCTGCAAGTGCTGCAAACACTTCAAAGTTAGCAGCCGAAGCAGCCGAAACGAATGCAGCAGCAAGCGCCAGTGCTGCAAATTTGTCCCGCATTGCAGCAGAAACAGCAGAGACTAACGCCATTGGAGCATCACAAGCTGCGGCTTTGTCTGAAACGAATGCTGCCAATAGTGCATCAGCGGCCTCTTTATCTGAAACTAATGCGGCCACATCCGAAACGAATGCAGCAGGATCAGCATCAGCGGCGGCTTTGTCTGAAACAAATGCAGCCACAAGCGAATATAACGCGGACCAAGCTAGAATTTTAGCAGAAGCAGCAGCAGCTAATTTACCTAATGCTGTTACTGCTGGACCTTCTAAAATTCCTGTTACTAATGCAACAGGAGATGGATGGACATATCCAACATATAATGAAGTAGCACAAGATATTGTCAGTTTAATTCCTTTTCAAGGAAAAAATTATATAATTAATGGTAATTTTAGATTTTGGCAAAGGGGAACATCACAATCATCTACAGTAAATTCTTATGGAAGCGATGATAGATGGATAAATGGATATAACGGAATCACAAGATCACACGGATTGGGAACTTTTCCTTTAGGACAAACAGTGGTTGATGGGTATCCTATATATTACAGTTCAACAAATGTCCAATCACTTGGAACATTGTCAAGTGATTATTGTATAAAAAGACAAAGAGTTGATAGAGTTCAACATTCTTCTGGAAAAACAATGACATTAAGTTTTTGGGCAAGAACATCTGTTCCCGGAAACAATTTATCAGTTTCTTATCAACAATCAATGGGAGTTGGTGGTTCAACAATAAATACCGGCAATATAACAAAAGTTACATTAAGCAGTTCATGGACAAAATTTACATCAACATTTACTTGGCCAAGTATTGCTGGAGAAACACTAGGAACAAATCATTATTTTGGTATTGATTTTTGGTTTTCTTCTGGAAGTGAATATAATGTCAGAACCGATTCATTGGGATTCCAAACAGGACTGTTTGAAATTGCTCAAGTTCAACTTGAAGATGGGACCGTTGCAACAGATTTTGAAAACATAGGAGAAGATTTAATGTTTTTAAAATGTTTACGATATTATCAAAAAACTTCTCCATATGCATTTCCAGAAAATCATCCAATTAGTGGAATGATATATCTTAAAAATATGTTTTCTGCGGCAACAGGTGTATATCTTACATATTTTTATCCCGTTTCCATGAGAGTTGTTCCGACTATAACATTTTTTAATTCTGCAACAGGAGCAAGTGGGACATGGAGATTGTCATCTGGCACTAATACCGCTGTTACTCATGGACAAATAACAGAAAAATCTATTTTAATATATCCAACTATAGAGCCAGGTGCCGCTATTTGGGGACATTTAGTTATGGATGCGGAGATATAAAAAATGAAATATAAATTTGCTAACAAAGAAAACACTGCCGTAAATGACAATGAAAAAAACTTGATGAATATTACAATATATTCGAGATTTTGGCAAGAATACCAAGATTGGCTTGCAGAAGGAAACGTCACTGAACCTTATCAAACAATTGAAGAAGAATTAAATGAAGCATTAAATAAAAAAATCGGTGAAATTTTAATGATGAATGACGCAAAAGATAAAGAACCAATTCCTTTCAAAGGAGAGTTATTCAAAAATACAAATGCAGTAACAGAAACCATTAAAGTATGCGAAATGATGGGACAGCAAGACAATGATCCTTTATTTGTCAATGGAGGTTATTGGGACAACTTTGATGGATCTATTTCTGTTCCTTTTACTTTCAAAGACTTGAAAGATTTATATACCACTGGTTATATGAAGTGCGCTGTTCATTATGCAGTTGCTAAATATCATATAGATACAGTCAAATCTTTTTCCACTCCAGAAGAAATACTAAATTATGATATAACTGTCGGTTGGGATGGTAGTATCCTCAAAAATTAAAATTTCGGATTAAAATAATATGTCAGCAACTATTTCAACGGCAACACGAATTCATTCTGCAAAAAAATTCATTGAATCATTAAATGAATTATATTTTTTCGCTTCAAAAATTTCTCCTTGGGAAGATGAACAGTCTCCAGACGTAGCGACAAATGAAGTGGATGTTATCAACAAAACAAGACGAGGTTTGATTTTCATGAAAAAAGGTGATCCTATTGGCGTTCTTGGATTGAAACGATTTGAATGGGATGCCGGTATTGTCTATACTCCATGGGATTCAAAACATGATTTACATTTTGCAAGAAATTGGCTTGGTCCCGAACAACCTTTTTATGTTTTTGTACAAGACAACTCTTCCGGCGTGTTCCAATATAATGTTTACCTCTGCATTGACAACAATCAAGGGTCTCCTTCATTAGATACTCCGACTGGCCAATCAACAGATGTTTTTGAAACAACAGACGGGTATATATGGAAATTCATGTATAATATTCATTCTGACTATCTTGAATATGTAAATACTGCTTTGATTCCTTGTCCGATGAATGATGAACAAAAAACACAAGCACATTTGACAGTAGAACAAACAGTTGCACCGGGAACAATTAATCGTTATGAAATCGTCAATCCGGGTTCTGGATATTCAGGGGCAACCATTTCAATTGAAGGTGATGGAACAGGAGCAACAGCAATTATTGACGTTGAGAATAATGAAATAGCAAAAATTACTGTCACTGATCCGGGTTCTGGATATACTTTTGCAAATATTACAATTTTCGGTGATGGAGAAGGCGCAGAAGTGAGAGCCGTTCTTTCTCCTGCAAAAGGACACGGTAGTAATGCAGCAGCACAATTAGGCGCAACACACGCAATGACAAAACAAACTTTCATGGGAAGCGAACTTGGGCTTTTTACTGAATTAAATGCTTACAGAAAAATTGGACTTATAAAAGATATCAAAGATTTATCTGGTGAACCTTTAACTGGAAATGCTTACTCTCTTATGGATTCCATTGAAGTCATAAACATTACTTCAGAATTTCCGTATGTTCAAAGAATATTAGGTCTTTCTTCTAATGCAGAAGCAAGAATTTTTAAAATTGATCCACCCAATTCACCAACAGCATTTTTTTACATAAGCGATAGAATTGGAAATTTTGCTATGAATGAATTCGTTCAGCTTGAAAACTCACCAAGCACGATTGCACAAGTCACAGACGTTATAAATAATGTTGTAGACAAAAACAGCGGAGAAATCGTGTATCTTGAACATTTACAGGCTATTTCTCGTTCTGCTGGTCAATCCGAATCGTTCATTTTTTCAATTGAATTTTAATTGAACCCTGAAAGAAAAAATAAAATTTTATAGGATACTAAATTCAAATGGCAATAAATTTCGAGAAAAATCCGTTTTTTGATGATTATAAGGAGTCAAAGAATTTTCATAGAATTCTTTACCGTCCATCTATTGCTGTTCAAGCAAGAGAGTTGACACAACAGCAGACCATTTTACAGAATCAAATTGCCCGTTTTGGTAACCATATTTTCAAAAACGGGGCAATGGTCATTCCCGGTCAGATAACGTTTGACAACAAATACCATTATGTTAAAATAAATCAACTTTATGATTCGGAAGAAGTTGTATTAAGTGATTTTGTTGGTTCAAAAATCACTGGTTTGACTTCTGGGGTTATTGCGGAAGTCATTAATGCTGTTGATATTGAAGGAGATGATCCAAAAACACTTTATGTAAAATATATTCAATCAGGAATTTCCGGTATTCAGACATTTCAAGATGGTGAAATTCTTCAACGAACGGATAATGCTCTTTTTGAATGTCAAGTACAAGGATCCACAGACGTAACCTCATTTTCTTCTATTGGTATTGGTTCTGCATCGTCAATTGAAGCTGGTGTTTATTATGTTGATGGGTTTTTTGTTAATGTTTATAAACAAACACTAATTCTTTCAAAATATTCAGACACTCCGACATGTAAAGTCGGATTGAGAAATTACGAAAGAATCATTACCCCAGAAGATGATCCGACGCTTAATGATAATGCTATTGGTTCGTATAACTATGCCGCACCGGGCGCATATCGTTATAAAATTGATCTATTACTTGAATATATCAACGTAAATGACGAAGTTCCTGAGGATTTTGTTGAATTACAACGAATTGAAGCTGGAACAATTATTAATGAAATCAGGACTTCAGAGTACAGTGAACTTGAAAAGACTTTTGCACGAAGGACCTATGACGAATCAGGAGACTATACGGTTTCTCCTTTTAATATTTCAATCAGAGAACATCTTAAAGACGAATCAATTCCTAGATTTGCAGACGGTAAGTATCTTGCAACAGGCTCTCCTTCTGGTGATGAATCAAAACTTGCAATTGGCATTGAGCCGGGCAAAGCATACGTTCGTGGTTACGAACGACAAAAATTAGCAACCACTTGGATTGAGACAAACAAAGCACGATCAACAGCAGTTTCAAATAATGCCGTTTTGAACTTCAATATCGGGAATTATATTTACGTCACACGGTGTTACACTATTCCTGATTGGTCAACGTTTGAACCCCTTTATCTTTGGAATGCGGTTTCTCTTCCGTTAGACGGTGATATTCCTGCAGGTTCTCCTATTGGTACAGCAAGAGTCCGAGGAATGGAGCTAATTGATAATTCTTCGGGCGCCGCACATGAAGATTACGTTTATAAACTGTATCTTTTTGATATTAACCTAAATGATGGTGAAACATGGAGTTCAGTATCATGGATCACGGATTCTAATTCTTCAGCACAATTTACTTGCACTCCTAATGTTGGTGGTAATTATGAAGATTTAGACAACATGATTATCAATCCAACAAAAAAATCAAGTATCTTTAAACTTCCACACCAATATGTAAGAACACTCAAACCAAACGGAGCAAATGACACTTCATATACAGTGAATCGTGTTTATCCTTCCGTTCCCGTGTCTTCTGAATCTATTGTGATTGATGTTGGGTCTAATGAAGCAATTGATACATTTACAGGAAGAAACTATATTATTATGGACCCTGCTGCTTCGTCTTCTGCCGCTTCTTTTGTTCCGATAAGTGATATTAACGTAAATATTTCTGAATCCAAAACGAGTGTAACTATTACTGGATTAACCGGTCTTTCAGGAACCAACATCCAAGCAAGCATTCCCATAATTAAGAAAGTGTCTTCCGAAAGACTAAAGACTCCCGATCAATTAGTCCAAACAATTTCATCGCCTAATACAGTACCCGGTGAATTTGATACTTTATCAAGAGCAGACGGTTATAG